GACTCGAGTTTTTGCCGTTCCTTCGGCCGATCATCTTTATGTGCATTGGGGGAATATTATTAAGGCTGTCAGGCCTCTTCCCATGCAATCTAATCCTGGTCTCATGGACCATGACTACGGAGGTTTTTGATGAAATTTTACACTCAGTTTGAGCGTCCTTCTTTAGATGAGTGTCCTTATGAGGCGCATCCTGATGAAGGAAAAGTGGAGACGGCTGGATATATTCCAACAGAGATAATGATTAATCGGTTTCTCGAGGCCGGGGAGCGTCTTGCGGTTTCTAACGCTGGTTATGAATTTGCGGACGGGAAAGATGTGCCGGAAGATTATAAGCCTCTTCCGCTTATTGGCAATCTTGATGCCATGTATTTGGATAAAATGGTTTCTGCTCGGCTTCAGGCTCAGGAGGATTTCGCGAAGAGCCAGGCGGCGAAGGTTGTTGTGCCGCCCGTTGATGCTAAGATCCCGGCGGCCCCTTGATGGGCATTCTGGAGTTGATAGGTGGGTTTGGCGCTAATATGGGAAATATGGCGGCGACCCAAATGAGTAACGCTCAGAATATGGCTCTTCAGCAACGGCAATGGGAACGTGAGGATAACGCCGTCCAGAGGAATGTGGCCGATCTGACGGCGGCTGGTTTGAATCCGGTTCTTGCCGCGGGTGGTTCTGGTTCGCCTACTTCTATCACCGCCACCATGCAAGCTCCTAAGATTGATCCCGATATTATGTCCAGGTCTGTGGCGGCTGATTTGACCAGACAACAGCAGGGTCGTACTGCGGCTGATACAAGGATTGCTGAGAAGGAAGCGGAGCTTAAGGAATATTTAATTGATAAGCCTGGTTATCGGGAATCGCTTTATGCGACGGTCGCCAGTGAGGCGAACAAGTCTATGAACGATGCGAAGGCAGCGGAGGCGAGGGCCAAGGAAGCGAAGCTTGATGCTGAGATCAAGGCGCATGACGCGGCCTTGATCAAGTTGCATCCTAACGTGCGTTCTAATACCTATGGTCCGGTTCAGGGTGTTCTTGGTCTTGGTGGCATAATTGAGGATGCCATAGCTACGATGATGGGAAAGGGAGGTAAGTGATGCGTGGTGCTTTTAGGAAGGGTCGCAGGCACAAGGGTAAGGTCCGTCGTGCCTATTATGTGCAGAGGGGAGGGGTCCGTATTTGAAATGCGTTAGCCCGCTGAATGCTGGCGGGCAACGTGTTCCCTGTGGCAAATGTATTTCCTGCCGTGTTAATCGCGGGCAGGAATGGTCTCGACGGCTGGAGCATGAGTTGGGTTTTCATGCTTCGGCCATTTTTTTGACTTTGACGTATGACGGGGCACATCTGCCGCAGACGGATTCGTTAGATGCCAGGCATTTGCAGTTGTTTTTTAAGCGTCTTCGTTTTGATTTGGGAAAGAGACGCTTCAGGTATTATTCCGTTGGTGAGTATGGCGAGAAATATAATCGCCCGCATTACCACGGTATATTTTATGGTTTGTCGCCCCTTGATCGTGAGATCATTGAAGGGGCATGGGGGATGGGAAGGGTTCATATCGGATCGGTGACTACCGAATCGATTAATTATGTTACTAAGTATGTGAATAAGGTTCTTAGTGGGCCTCTGGCCCGTGAGGTTTACGGAGATCGGAAGGCTCCGTTTTCCAGGATGTCCAAGGGTCTTGGTTTGTCCTGGTTGAAATCCAATTGGGATTTTGTGTTGCAGAACGGAGGTCTGCGCGTTAGGGGTAAGCCGGTTCGGCTTCCAAGGTACTATCTTAAAAAGATAGGTTCTGATTTTCCTGACGAATTAAAGAATGCGCTTACGCTTTTGAGGTCAAGTATGTTGGACCAAGGGCCTTTGGACGATGAGGAGAGCGTACATTTATGGGAGCGTGACAAGGAGTCCAGGGACCAGGTCCGGCTTGACCTGGAAGCGTTGGCGCGAAATTCTACGTCAGGGAAGTTGTGAAGGTATCTTCACTTTATAGACAAGGGGGCTACTGCCCCCGCGTCAGCAATATTAGTCTCTTGATGTTAATATTGCCCATTGACAGTTTTTGGAAATGGTCTACCCTTTTAGGGGTAAGGGGGTTTTTGCGGTTTTGGGGGTTTTCTTGGAAAACCCGATTTTGAGAGTCGGAGGATACGATGGATTTTAGTCAGGTTGATTGGACCTCGGTTTCTTCTCAGTTCACCGCTGTTTGTGTCGCCGCATTTGGCCTTTATAAGGCCGTGGCGGGGTTTGTTTCTCTTTTCCGGAGGAAAGTATGAGGTTCAAGCTTTACACGATTTTGGACCGCACGGCGGAGCAGTACGGTCCTGTTTTCCAGGCCGTTAACGACGGCGTGGCTACTCGGCAGTTTATTCAGTTGATGTCCAAGGTCGTTCCTTGGGATAGGGATGCCTATAGGCTCCATTTCATAGCCGAGTTTGATGACAAGTCTGGCCTCGTTTTTGGTGAGCCGATTGTCGTTTTTGTAGATGTAGATATGCCGAAGATTCCGCAGGTGGAGGATAATGATGAGTAGAGGATCAGAATACACAAGGGTCCAGTCCCTTCGTCCAGGTCGTTCGGTATTTGATCTTTCTTACGCCAAGAAGCTTTCGGGGCGTATGGGTTATCTTTATCCGGTCATGTGTGATGAGATGGTCCCGGGTGATATGTTCGATATTTCCGCAGAGGCGGTTGTTCGTTTTGCGCCTATGGTCGCGCCGATCCTTCATGAGATTAATCTCAAGGCCGACTGGTTTTTTGTTCCTTATAGGATTTTGTCAGCCCGTGACCTTTACGGGACGGACGGTAACACTTATTGGGAGAAGTTCATCACCGGTGGAGTGGCTGGCGCTACCCCGGTGACGAGGGTCGCTCTTGGTACTTTGAATCTAACCACTCCTGTTCCTGAGGGTGGTTTGTGGGATCACCTGGGTATTCCTACGGGTGTTACTCTTGCTGTCGCCAACGGCATTGACTCGCCCCTTTTGTTTCCAGGTTCTGCCTACAAAACGATTTACAATAATTATTATCGCGATCCTAATCTCGAAGCGGAGACTGATCCTTATGATTGTCCTGCCGATATGCTTTGCAAGACTTCGAATTGGGATGCCGACTATTTCACCAGGTCGTTGCCATGGCAACAGAGGGGAACTGCCCCCGCTCTTCCGGTTTCTGGTTTCGTACCGATGGTGTCGGCTGGCGATTTGACTGCTCCTCTTGCAGCCAATTCTACGGCCACAGCCGTTCAGATAAAGCGGGTGAACGGTTCTGTGATAAATGCAAATGACGTTTTTTATGCAAGCCTGGGCTCCGCTACCACGTTCAACGTTTCCGACCTTCGTCTCGCTGTCCAGGTTCAGCGTTGGCTTGAGCGTAGCGCTCGTTCCGGTTATAGGTATACCGAATATCTGAAGAGTCATTTTGGTGTTTCACCCAGGGATGACCGTCTTGACAGGCCCGAATATATCGGTGGTCTCCGGCAACAGATTGTTGTTTCTGAGGTTTTGCAGACTTCTAAGACCGAGGTGGGGGCCCCGCAGGGAAACCTTGCCGGGCACGGGATTCTGGCAGGAAATCACCACATCGGCAGGTATCATGCCAAGGAGTTTGGGCTTCTCATGTGTATCATGAGCGTTCAGCCAAAGCCGGCTTACCAGCAGGGTATTGACCGCCAGTGGTTGCGTGGTTCGCGCTACGATTTCTATCATCCCGAGTTTGCTAATCTTTCTGAGCAGGCTGTCCTCAAAGAGGAGATTTACCTTGATCCCGCCCAGGCAAATAACATTGGTATCTTTGGTTATCAGGGGCGTTATGACGAAATGCGAACGAAAAAGGATATGGTCGCAGGTGCCTTTAGGTCTACGCTTAATTATTGGCATCTGGGTCGTATCTTCACTGGTCTCCCTGCTCTTTCTAGCACTTTTGGTCACGTTGATCCTACTACCGTGACTCGAGTTTTTGCCGTTCCTTCGGCCGATCATCTTTATGTGCATTGGGGGAAT